CTCATTTAACCACTAGGGTCCACTTGCCTTAACGGCAAGAAACGTCTTGTGAAAGACGGGATTCCTTGTTATTGCCAAGGACCTAAATCATGCCAACTCCGAGCATGAATTCGTGCTACCTTGGGTCTCGTTAGGGTTCTCAGGGTGTGAAATCCCCTGAGTGGTGCAACCTCATCGATCTCTTCTACCTTTGCGTCGAAGACGCCAGATAGCACTGACGCTGAAACAGCGTCATCTGGAGATCGATTTGGGATGCTTCTTGATGCCGACAGTAATGCGGTGTAACCCGAATTAAAGTTAGTCATCTGTCGTTTCGTGGGAACCTCAATCACTCCAGCGAATGAGTATCCTTCCCAACCCCGGCTTGATCGCCGGACGAGGGAGGGGACTGCTTCGTCGAAGTTTGAGAGGATCCCGACATCTCCGTATCCCTCAGGGATCCGTAAGGACCTCCAAGGGGCGGGGATGCTATTGACGACTTGCTTCCAGCATTGCCGAAAACGAGCATCGCAACCGTAAAAACGATTGCGACGAGCGTAACGACGTATGCTATTAGCCAGCCGGTAAATCGATGTGACATTTGACAATTCTTCCTTAAGGAAGATCGGCCTAACGAGTATTCCGAAGAAGTAATCCTTTCCACAGCTCTCGCGAAAAGGCCCAGAAGAGTAACTCTTCTTAGCATTGACACGGAAGCCGGCGAATGAGATTACTGTGGCCACGAAGTCGTAAGAAGCTACGGGAACGACAATGTCGTCCCCGTAGACGCTAACGGTTCGGTCGCCTCCAACGAATGCAACTGCGGAATCCGCTAAAGCCCAAAAGATCAAACTTTCGAGCTCGAACGTGTACGCGTTGCCCATCGAGGAAAACTTCTCGTAGAAAATCCACTGGTCTTCAAGACGACCAAATGGACAACGAAGAGAAGCGAGAGCGAGATACCAATCGTCCGGAAGGAGATAATGAACGAGTTCTTTCGAAATCGTATCACTAGCCCCCGAAAGATCGATGGTAGCAAGGGTTCCCTCTCGGGAACCCTCCTGAGCCAAGCGCTGGTTCCGTGATTGATCTTTTAGATCAATCCCAGCGCGTACGCGAAGAAGATTACGGATGGCGGTTCCGAAGCCCTTCTGTAAATATGAATTTACATGAGGCTCCTTCGCAATCACCCGATGTGTCTTCGCATTCTTCGGAACTAGCACGATCTCGTTACCTAGTACTCGATTAAATGCAGAGTCTAAGACGCTGCACGGAATCGAGGGCGTCTCTCCAGTTTCTAATTGGAGATTCGCCCAGGAGGGAATGCTGTTTACACAGCACCGCCCCATAACGAGAGCGTTGCCCGTAACGTCAAGCCTCTTTGCGAACTTGACGTAGGCGGATTGGGCATTACCGGAGGTCGCTGTGGTAGCGCCCGGACCCCAACCGAAGTGCTCCGAGACGGAGTCGAGATCAAGAGTTCCAAGCACCCGAGCAATTTTACGACGTGCTAACGAGAAAACCTCGTGCATCGTCGGGTCCCATAAAGATGGGTCCTCTCGGAGAGCTTTAAACTTCAAGTTCGACTCTTTACAGAGTACTTCAAATCCCTTAAAATCTTCGATCGCTTTCTTTTCCGGGTTCAAATCCGGGTGGGAAAACGACGGAAACTTCGATAAAAACTTGGAAACCAAGTAGTCATCGGAGAAATCCCTAGCGAAGAGGTAGTGCGAGGCATCGCACTCAAGACTCACGAGCTGAGCGAATTCTCTGTTTTTATAGAGAATCCACGCAGAAAGTGAGCGAGGAGTGTTGACTGACTCACACAGGGACAGAAACGTCGCCTCTAGACGCTTTTGGGCGTCAGCACGGTTCCCAAGTCTCAGACTTTGGGACGACAATTGCTTATGCATATTGCTCCTAGGTAGTTATCTATCTAGCGGGTCAGGTTCGGCCGATCAGGTTTTACCAGATCAGTTCGAGGTCCTGCACCTGCGACGTGACGATAGCTTCGTCGATCAGATCGCGCATTTGCGCAAGCAGGTCCTTTCGTTCCTGCTGCGTTGCGCGATCTGGCATGACGATGCTGAGGTCAGCGAGCAACGTGTACGCAACCGTCGGTGCCGGCTGAATACCCGAAGACGTCGAAGGAGACGTCACTTCGAGAACTGGGGTCTCGAGCTTCCACTCGACTTTCGTCGACTTGGAACGTGTGTCCGCCGGACGCTGCGCGACAGAAAGGCGATTTTGTCCGGCGTAGATGGCTTGAGTGCCATCACGCCAGGTAATCACGCCATTCGGAAGCGTTTGCGCAGGTTTGTACACGTGGTTCACCGGGGTGCCAGCGGCATCGGTGAGGGTCACATTTGCTCTTTGAGCCATGATGTGAAGCTTTCACTTTGAGGAAAGTTTGCGAGTTAGGAAATCCAACTCACAACCTGAGTTTTCCCGTCGAAGACGGTATAAACAGGGTTTTTAGCAGGGCCACGGCAGAAATACCATGGCTTATGCTCCGGGGATCCTTAAACTGAGGAAATGGAGTCGACGGAAATGTAACTAGAATTTCTCTTCCAAAACTGAAAGAGTCAAGCTGGTTCCATAAATTCGTTGAGTCTATTGTCAGCGTAGAATCACCGGCCCAATTTGGTTTAAATGGGCCGGTCGTTGTAGTATTTTTTGCAAAATACTTATGCGACCCGGTCTTGTAACCTCGATGGAAAACAAGACCGTTATAGGAGGAAATCCCTTCCAAGTACTTGCCGATTGGGTAAAACCAATCAACAATGAACGAGAAAGGAACTATCTCCCACGCCACGGACAGAGGATCGGTAAGACCGAACGTGTTCGCGACGCCCATCACACCTGTGGGGAGTTTGAAGTCCACACATATTCGCATACGGCGAGTCGATTCGACCTTTTTGTAAATGCGTAAGTAGTCACCACCACCGGACAGGAAGTTGACGTTAGTCAACTTTTCCGTTTTGGCAGTAGCAACCGCTGTCCGCATAACAAGGCCGAAAGTATTCGCCACTTTCTCAAGAGCCACGGCATGTTCATGGACATCCTTCAAAAGGGGTTTCCACCCGTATGTGAATTCGAGCCACGTCTGTGCAGCGAAGTCAGAAAACCGACTTTTCTGCTCCTCTCGGGAAAACTTAGACTTAGAGTCGTACCTGAAGCCACTACCTTGTTGTCCGTGATAAACACGAACGCCAGAGTAATATTTCCGGGTTTGACGCTGGGTCGCTGTAATTCCGAGAGCAGACGTGAACTCACCAAAGCGGCACTTCTTCAACGCTTTTAAAGCGTTGTAGACCCTCGTAGCAGTATGCGCGAGGTGTGCAGCCGTCTTCGCAGCCTCACCGAGGAAGACGCCCGTTTGGGCGTTTCCATCGGTAATCTGCTTTTGAAGACGGGCGACGGCCATCGGGTATGGATCGTCCGCAAAGGTTCCGAGTTGGTATGAAGCCTGATCAGGATCCGCCGCCAACGAATGGTGGTTCAACGGTGCGACAATTCTGTCGTAATATTGAGCCGTTCCAGTCGGAGGAGGAGAAAACATTCGCCTTGTTGTTGTCACTGTCCCGCGAGGGTCAGTTAGGACATAAAGGAGTTTGCTATACGGATTCCTAGGCAGGGCCCACCGTGCTAAATGCCCGAAACCGGGCGTCTGCACGCTAGACACCGTGAGAATATCGTGTGCTACCTTCTTATTACCAAGATTCGTAGTCGCGGAGTAGCCAACATTGCTTGTGCTGAACACAGTGCAAGCAGCTACCGTTGTACGGTCATAGTTTGGGACAGGCATAACAAGAATTCTCCTAGTGAGTAGACCTCTCTTCGAGGTTAAGAAGCCCCCTTTCAGGGGCTCCGCTTAGAAGGTAATCTTACCCTTCGGATCCGTAGCTACGAACGCGAGCGAAAAGCCCGTGTTCAAGTTTACGTAAATGAAGATGGGATCACGGAAAGCAATGCCATTTCTGGAATCGTTTTCCAACCTTCTAAACCATCCGACAGCACCCTTAATGACCCGCTCTTCAGCAGGTGTAGAGTCTTGGACAGAATTAACGTCCATCGCTATCAGTAGAACCCTAAGGAACTTAGGGAAATCTGGCTGAGCAACATCGACTTCGAAAGAAGTAGATGCGGCTACACGTGAAGAAAAGTGAATCATATAGGTCCTGTAAGATGTCAACGGAGTCCCCCGAAATGGG